GAAAATTTTTAATATTTACAATATTCATTATGAATTTATTTTAATATATAATTTAATATTGAATTATTAACTTAATAATTTAATATTTATAACAAAAACTATGTAAAATCTTAAGTTTCTAGCATTGCCTTTTAACAATTCAAACGCCGATTTTTATAATAAAAAAGAATTTGAAAAATTAGAAAAAGGTACGTAAAAACAACTGATGGACTTTATTTTACCTGTATATCGGTTAAAGTCTTGATTTGTTGATTTCTGCTAAATAATACATTTCTGGATTTTGTATTTATCCATTGTTGTGTTAATTTTAGCATATTTAGACATGCATTTACATCTCTGTTCCAAAATGTTTTTATTTTGTTTTCTGAACTACAACATCCTGAACAGACCAATAAACGATGTTTATTTTTACTTTTTAATTCTTTCTTATTTTTATTTTGATAATTTATAATATCTTTTTTACTCATTTTATAATGTGTTAATTCTTTATTGCATTTTGAACATAGCTTTGAAGTACAGTATTCATCTATCATTAATACTTTATATTTCTAAAATAATACAATATATTTATGTCATGTGATAAAGGAGATTGATGAGATTTCAATCTTTGTTTTAAGTCTTTTGCTTTACCAATTTTATAAAGTGAAGTATGTACATTATTTGGAGTTTCAAAAACATAAATAACACCATGTTTTGGATAAACTTTTGGTTTTTGATTGTGTTGTATATTCCTTCGTAAACTTCGAAATATAGTTCTTTATCTTCACTTCATTCCGATAAATTCATTATAATTTTTTAATTTTTTCTTCTAAACCATGAATTATATAATTTTTATATTTGAATAAAGTTTCTTCCACTTTAATGAAATATTCACGTACTTCATCACCTTTTTTTGATTTTGTAAGCTGACATATTTTTTTAAAGCAATTTGATGTTAATAACGTTGTTTTAAGTGTATGACCGCCTGAACCTTTTTTTTGTATTTTATTTGTGAAGTCTTTATAGTCAATATCTTTTTTATAACTTTTTTTTAGAGTTTCTCTTAGAGATTTTATATCTACATTTAACCATTTTGCAATATTTTTTAAATCTATTACAAAATTATTTTCTGATGTTTTATTGTCATATAAACTAAAAAAATCTTCTAAAAATATATTTGATATAGTAGAATATTTCTTTAAAAAATCTAATAATGTGCTCATTATATTATATACAAATATTTTAATTTTGACTTCGGGCAAACCCGATATCAAAATATTTATGGTAATTTTTATTTTTAGTATTTTCTTTTTAGGCATGTATATTATATGTTGAAATTTAAGATTAAGTTTATACAATGTTTTCTAAGAGCTAACGAAAGAAAAATCATGGAACATAACCATCCTGATAAAGTTATTGAATTGCTTGAAAACGGTATAGATGTGCTTGATTTGGAACAATATTTATGATTTTTGTAAAAAAATTGAAATTTATTTTATTATAATTTTGTTTATATTACCTTAAAAAAGAAGAAACAGATTTTTATTTAGAAAAAGGTTGTTTATATAAAAAGATTAAATGTTTGAAAGGTAGTTTAGTATTTTGGGACAGTAGAATAATTCATTGTGGATGTGATGTGTTAAAAGAGCGTTTATTACCGAACTTTAGAGCAATAATATATTTATGTTATATGCCTAGAAGTTTATGTGATAAAAAGAATTTAGAAAAAAAGAAAAAAGCATTTTTGGATTTAAGAACAACAAATCATTATCCTCATAAAATTAAACTATTTCCAAAAAATCCACAAACATATGGTCATGAATTGGATGAAATAACAGTAATTGATAAACCTGTACTATCTGATATTGGATATAAATTAGATGGATTTTGAAGTCACATAATTTAACTTTTTATTATAATATCAATATTTATTTTCCATAACATACAATGAATTTATCGGAGGATTTATCCATAGATAAAGAACTATTTTCCTTCGTAAACTCCGGAAAATACGTTCCGTAGTATAACGATGAATCTATACTAAAACTATAATTTTTATAAAAACTTTTTTTATTGAACAAATATTCAGTAAAACTCTTTAACGAATTATATTAACATTATTTAATGCTGATATATCAGTTATTTGATTACAACCAATTAAATTAAGAGTATTAACATTACGTAATGTACATATATTTGTTATTTGTTTACAATTAGTTAAATTAAGTTTATGAACATTACATAATGCAGATACATCAGTTATTTTATTGCAACAACTTAAATTAAGGTCATAAACATTACCCAATGCTGATATATCAGTTATTTTATGACAACAACTTAGACTAAGAATATGAACGTTTCCTAATGCACATACATTTGTTATATTACAACAATAATCTAAATTAAGATTGTATACATTACCTAATGAAGATACATCTGTAATTTTACTACAACCAGATAAATTAAGACTATATACATTACCTAATGCACATACATTTGTTATTTCATTACAACCAGTTAAATTAAGAATATGAACATTTCTCAACGATGATACATCAAGTATTCTAAAACAATAACTTAAATTAAGATTGTATACATTACTTAATGCACATACATCAGTAATTAAATTACAACAAGTTAAGTCAAGTTTATGAACATTACCTAAGGAACATACATTGCTTATTTTACAGCATCCTGCTAAATTAAGGTTATATACATTACCTAATGAAGATACATCAGTTATTTGAGTACAACCACTTAAATCAAGTACATTTACATTTTTTAATGATGAAATATTTGTAATTTTATCACAATAACTTAAATTAAGACTATATACATTATCTAACTCACATACATCAATTATTTTATTACAGCGATATAAATTAAGTATATATACATTTTTTAATATTGATATATCAGTTATATAATTACAATTCATTAAATTAACATATATCAATAAATAATTATTCATTTTTTTTCTAAAATGCGATGAATGATAATATTTTAATGAATATTCATTATTTAATCTAAAAATAAAATATTTGTATCTAATACTCATATTTTTTAAACTATGTATAAAATTATTTCTATTATGTATATCTAAATATGACAAAATCACTTTTCCAAATATATCATCTGGTAAATATGATATATTCATTGTAAATAATTTATTTTAGGTAATAAAGATAATATATATACAATTAATAAATCATTTTTTTTATAATACAAATATTCAATACCTAATTATTTATCGTATTACTTATTTGTGCACCTGAATATTCAATCCAATCATTTAACGTAAAAAATACAAAATCATCCGGTAAAATCCAATCTTTGAAAACAAATTGATCGTGATCTGTTTTTTTTGAAATTTGTTTTAATATTGGTGTCCAATTTTTATGAGTGAATTCTTTACTCATAATTTTCAAAAACTCTTGTTCTGTATGTATATAAGATGGATTACTACCTATTCCACTATATAAAATCTTCATTTTATTTAATGTAATTTTGATGTAAAATTAATGTAAAATTAAAATATATTATATAATAAAAAAAATAAATCAATTTTTTTATCAAACTAATAATTATATTATGAAAAAAATAAGAAAACTAATCTTAACTTATTCAAAAGATTTAATCGAAAAGAAAAATAAATTTTTAATAAAATATAATGTATATAAAGATCAATTAACACACAGAAATGTAATTTTAACAATAAAAAGTAATAATAAAAGGTCTCAACTTTTCAATATTTCATTATATGGTTATGATGGAAAGTTAAAATATGTAACAAATAAAATAAATTGTTTTCCAATTATTATAAAAAATATAGATTCAATGCCATTAGGTAAAATAGAAAAAATAAAATCCATTGAATTATATACAAATGCACATCCAAAAAGTACTGTTAAAGGCGTTGGTTATAAAGATAAAAAAACTGCGTTAAAAACATTAAAATTGATAAAAAATAAACCTATGAAAAACCAATTTTTAATTGTAAATGTATTATATCAAAGAGCGAAATATCATAAAAATCAAACGAAAGATATGGTTGAAGCAATGTATATTTTCGAAAAATGGTTGCATAAATATAAAAAAATGAGTGGCGGTGGAAAGAAATTACCGTATTTACCATTAGCATTAGTCAATTCATATGAAAAATTGGCTAATTATTATAATGTATCACGTAAAGCACGTGGATTAGAAAAACCTAGTACAAGTGATGAAGGATTTTTGGTAGTATATCGAAAAGTTAAAGGAAATGGAGATTTAATGAAAACAATACCATGTAGAAAAGATAAAAAAAATGGAGTACACTGGGATAGAAAAAGGGAAATTGAAATATTGGGTAAACTTGGTCAAGCTAAAAGTATGAAACTAGATTTTTTTCATAAATCAGGACTATTAAAAGGACTGCCTACAGTAATACATATAAATATGATTATGTGGGCATATAGTCCTTATCCAAATAAGTTAAAAAAATTATTACCTTTGAATTTATTACAATAAATGTTAGTATTTTTTATTTAAAAATATTTAAATATTAAATTTTAGATATAACAGATTCAATAAATGCTTTAATAATAATTTCATTATTACCATATATATTATTATCTTTAATTTTAAATTTATTATACATAATATCTTTAATATTAGTTATCAAATTTTTATCATTTGTATTTATAAATGCAACTATATTATAGTTAGGTGATATATTACTAATATATATTATAATGTTATAATTAATATTATCAATTAAAAATATTTTATTAATAATATCATAAATTAGTATTATATAATTATCATGTTTTTTTATTAAATTATTAAGTTGTTTATCTGTTACATTATCTATTACATCATTATGTTCTTCATCTATTAAATTATTAAGTTGTTTATCTATTACATTATCTTCTTCATCCATTACATTATTATGTTCTTCATCTATTAAATTATTAAGTTGTTTATCTGTTACATTATCTTCTTCATCCATTACATTATTATGTTCTTTATCTATTACATCATTATGTTCTTCATCTATTAAATTATTAAGTTGTTTATCTATTACATTATCTTCTTCATCCATTACATTATTATGTTCTTCATCTATTAAATTATTAAGTTGTTTATCTGTTA